GATTATTTTGTTCGTTGTTGGTGTTTTGCTGCAGGTTGCATCAGTCTTATTGATGCCAAAACCGCCAGAGCTGGAAGGCACTGCCCAAAAGCGCGACCAGCGTATTGGCCGCCGGACGGGTTTCAACGGTACACAGGAACTTGCTAGCTATGGCGATGCGGTACCGCTGGTCTATACCAACACTAAAACCAACGCATACGGTGGCGTGCGTGTGTCAACGCTGCTGCTGTGGAGCGCAGTGCTGAGCTTTGGCAACCACCAGTTTATGCGGCTGATGATGACGATTGGCGCTTCCAGCATTGGATCTATTGACCCCGAGCGCACCGCCATCGGACAATTCGCGGCACGCGACTTGGTGCTTAGCAACGTATGGCAGTATTTCAACCCCAATGGCCCAACGCGCTACCGCGATCTGCTGCCTGTCGGATCGCTTGATGCAAAAGATCCGACGCAAGATGAACGCAACGACACTACTGCACGAATTGCCTTTGGCGATGATTTAAGTAGCCAACAAGGGTTCAGCCAAGCATTTTCACCGACAACCAGCGACAAGGTAGGCGTGACCGGATTTATTCCAGTTAATGCACAGGTAATGATTTTGACGCCTAAGGGTGAGCGCGAGTTCAAATTAGTGGACGTGGAGTTGACAGGACGTGGAAATTTCTGGGGCAACAATCTTAACCGCCCAACTGTGCCGGTGGGGACGGCATTAAGGCTGATCATCGGCGACACCAGTAAGGCGCTTATGTCGGATGACACCGCCGGCATCGCAGCGCAGGATGCTCAACGTGCTGCATCATCCATCGTGGACAATGGCGCAGTGTTCAAGGCTGGCTCAGCCAAATTTCGCGTGCGCGGCGCTAAGTACGACGGCGATGGCAACATTGAAGATTCAAAGCTAACTGTTGATCTTGTATGCATACAAAAAGGCAAGATGCCGCGACTAGAATACAACATTCGCCACTGGCTAGAAACCGGCGGGACGGAGCAACAAGAAATAAACAAAAAGATTGCAGAATTAGATAAAAAAGTGGACGACAATAAGTCTGCCATTAAAAGCAAGCAAGAAATACTAGACAGAGGATGGAAACTTGTTCGAGTCGTAAATAGTGAGGGTAAATATGATTTTGTACGAAAACAACTAACTAAGCAAGACCGCGCTACAATACAACAAGAAATTGAACAGCTTGAAAACAAAAATACCAGATTAACGAGGCAAATAGAAGACCTCACAGCGGCTAGTGCTGCGCTTGCAGTTGCACCTTTTCACACCAAAGGCTTTGCCCGCATCGAAGAAGCTGCTTACGCCAGCGTTACTAGCTGCAACGTGCTGGATCTGGCGCTGCGTTTTCAGGTGTTTCGCCGTCTTAGTGGTCGCAGCAATGTCTACGGCAGCAAGCAGAAAGATTACGGCCACAGCCCCTCAGACAACGGCGCCAAGGCACGCACTGCCATGTTTGTCGTTTACTACACCTTGAACAGTGGCACAGAAAACTACATCCCCTATATCTTCTGTTGCCGTGGCTTTAACGAGCAAGATGTATTCACTTATCTAAAGCTGCGGACACCTGGCACCCCCAAACAGTTTGAAGTGCGGCTGGAGCCCGTGGTAGATCCCTACACGGAAGTCCGCACTCTGACCATCAAGGGATACTGCTATCTAGATCCTGGCGCCAAAGCGACAACTTTAAACACAACGCGAACCGGTAACAACAAACTCACTGTTCATTTCAACGGTGTCCGCCGCGAGCCCAATGACAAAGATTACCCACCGCTCAACAAAAACCCGCGTGATGTTAGCGAGTTTGACTTGTTCAACTACGACGCCTACTCCACCTCGTCATTCGCGTTTGACAACGGCCCCGAAATCCAAATTACCGCCGTCAACGAACAAGTGCTAGAAGCGTGGGATAGCCCCAACAACGCCAACCACGACAGGATTTATCGTGGCTTGTCTAACTTTGCCTTGCACGTCGTCTCTGGCGCTGGCACGCGAGATCTGCGTAGCGTCAGCGTTTGGGTCAATCAAGGCAAGCGGGTTCGCACGCTAAACGAAGATGGCACCTACACGACAGACAAACCCAAATCCAGCTCGTTTGCGCCTGAAATATTTCTAGACACGGTTCTAGACAATGATAACGGCATCGGCGAATACGCCAAGGTCCATGCGGTCGATGTGCAGCAGCTCGGGTTGAGCAAGCGCTTCTGTCGTGTCAACAACCTTTACATGGATGGCGTCATCGCGGATCAACGCTCGTGGCGGCAATTTTGGAGCGAAGTTGCACCGTTCAGCTTGTTGGAACTTGGCAAGATCGGCGGACGTGACACGCTGGTGCCGGCGTTGCCGTATGACGAAGCTACGGGGCATATTCGTGATACTCAACCTATACTAATCAGCGCCTTGTTCAACCAAGGCAACATCCTTGAAGGCAGCCTAAAGGAGGAGTTCATCGACTATGGCGCCAGCACCCAAGATGTGATTGTGACGGTGCTTTACCGCGACGTAGAGCGTACCGACCTGTTTCCACGCAACGACAGTGTTGAGATCAGGCTGACCAGCACCGAGGAAGGTGATGCCATCCGCGAAACCATCGACGCCTCGCAGTTTGTCACCCGCCGCGACCAGGCGATCAAACTCGGCAAGTTCCTGTGCAACACCCGCCGCCACAGCCGCCGCGCCATCGAGTTTCAGACCTTCCCGACAGACACCTTCGTCATGCCGGGCAGTTTCGTTTACGTCGAAACCAGCAATAACCAGTGGGATGGCATCTATACAGGCCGAGTTGAAGCCGGTGGCGCGTTGAATCTGCCGATCGCCAGCACGGTGCCTAACGGCACTTACAACGTGCTGACCTATGGCAGCACCGAAGGCACGCGATCCTTTTCAGGCATCACCGTCAGCAACAACACTGCCACTGCTTTGGCCAGCGTCGAAGGCCAGTTGTTTGTGCTGGGCACCGCAGTCCGCAGCAAGCGGGTGTTCCGCGTTACTGAAGTCAACATGGAGGAAGAAGGCGAAACCACGCTCCGCGCTGTCGAGCATTCCTGCAACAGCAATGGCTTGTCTTTGATTGCGCGAGGTATCGACGGGACCGTCGCCGGGCTGTTTACGATTGACGGCAGTGCGGAGTAGACTACAAGAAATCTATATTGGAGTGCGATAGTGGGTTTTTACACCGGGCGTAGCGGCAAGCTGTTTTTGACGTCAATCCTTACTACTGCACCTACACCAGCCGCAAACGAGTCGGTGCTGAAAATCCGCGACTGGTCCATTGAAACCAGCCTTGAGCTGTTGGAGACCACCACCATCGACACAGCGGTTAAGACCTACACCCCTGGCATGGTGAGCAGCACCGGCTCAGCCACGGTGATGTATTACCGCAGCGAGGCGGGTGATGTCGGCGTGCAGTTCGAGCAACTGCTGAACAAAGTCATGAAGACTTCAACGGCAGGCGTTACTGAATCCGACCGTGTCGGCATGATTTTGCGTGCTGGCGCCCAACCCGGAGCTGGCGTTGACATCAAAGATGACATCGCCTTTAACGCTTATATCACCAATGCCGGCATCACGGTTGGCACGGGCGAGCTGACCAGCGTCTCGCTTTCGTTCACCGTAGATGGGCCGTTTGTGGAACTTGTTGACTCATGACCTATTTTATCGGCAATGTCGGCAACATACGACTTCGCCGCAACAATGAAATCGTTCTAAACGCGGAAGTTAAGAATGCTGACGTAACGGTTTCTCTTAACCGTATCGGATTTGAAGGTTCTGCTGAAAACGTGTTGACCGGCGATAAGGTCACTATCAGCACCAACGATCCACGCAAGCTGCTGTTCTTTACGGTCGGCAGCTGGGTCGATGGTGAAGGCGTCGAACAGCGGAGCTTTTCGGCTTATGTCAACGTCAATGCTGCCGGCGGCTTACGTTTCTTTCCATCTTTTGCTGCAGCAGTCAACAACAACCGAGCACAAGAATACCAAGTCCAATCCTTTGCTGGGGCACCACTACCTGTCCAGCTCGTAGTGGGTGACATCTCGGCTAACGTCCTCGGCGATGTCAAGAGCTATACCTTCAACACCGACCGCGAGGGACTCGACACCACCACATTAAGCGACAAGTTTAAGCGGATGTACTCCGCCGGGCTAATCAGCGGCGCTGGTTCTATCGACTGTTTCTTCAATAATGTCACTTCAGGCATCAAAGAAACACCGCTATTGATGCTTCAACTCATCAACCGCGTGGATATCGGCAGCGAGTTTGACCTGTTGTTATCAATTACAGATTCAGAAAATGACCCCAGTGCGCTAGACATCTTCTACGAGTTTTCCGCAATGGTGACACGCTCCGGCTTGGAGGTCACCGCTACCGACATCATTTCGTGCAGCATTGATTTCGTGACCACCGGCGAAATCAAACTGCTGGTTGGTCGCCCGTCTGGTTACATCCTGAAGGAAGACGACGACCGCATCAAGCTGAACCAAAACAACCTGGCCTTCCTGCTAACGGAAGTCGAGGACTAAACTGACACTATCACGGTAGCGTTCCATGGCCGACCAGCGTATTACACAGCTCACAAAGCTGGCACAAGCCGACGTAGCGGCCAACGACGTTCTGCCCATCGTAGATGTCGGCAGCAGCATCACCAAGAAAGTCGAAGCCAAGGAGCTGTTCCAGGCTGGCGCGAACCTAGCTGATGCCAGCAGCATTGACCTCAGCAAGCTCAACCAAGCCAGTGCCACCAAGCTGGGCACCACGGCGCTGGCGGATGATGCCATCACCGCCGCCAAGCTAGCCGACGACAGCAGCATTGTTTACGACTCTGTTGCGCCTTCGGTCAATAACTTTGAAGGTCGTGGCTACCTCAATAGCACCAGCAAGTACCTGCAGGTCTGGAACGGCAGCTCGTTCAATCAGGTGGTGGCACCCACGGCTGGCATTGAAGATCTTGCCGTCACTACAGGCAAGTTAGCGGCAAATGCTGTCACCACAGCAAAAGTAGATGCGGCTGGATTGGCCGCTGCAGCACTGGCAACTGATTCCGTCACCACCGCCAAAATTCAAAACCTTGCGGTTACCACCGACAAGCTGGCTGCTTTATCAGTTACGACGGCCAAAATTGCTGCTGATGCCGTCACAGCCGACGAACTGGCCAGCGACGCGGTCGTCACAGCATCGATTGTCAACGCCAATGTTACCGAGGCCAAGCTGGCCACTGGTGCCGTCACCGAAGCCAAGATCGGCACCGCCGCTGTAACGGTTACCAAGGTTGCTGACACCAGCATCACCTACGCCAAACTCAATCTCGCCGATGGCTCAGTCCCCGGCGCCAAGTTAACTGACGCCACCGTCACCAGCGCCAAACTTGCAACTGATGCTGTCACTACCAGCGCAATTACAAACCTAAATATCACTACAGGTAAGCTGGCTGATGGTGCAGTAACGGCGGCAAAGATCACCGATGCAACCATTACCACCGCCAAGATTGCCGCCGGTGGCCTCGCCGAGTCCGCTATTGCCACCAACGCAATCACCACTGGCAAAATCCTTGATGACGCCGTAACAGCAGCCAAGCTGGCAGACGACAGCACCACCATCGTCAATGCGGGCACGCCATCCGGCAGTGGTGCATTTGAAGGCCAGCACTGGTTCGACACCAACACCAGTGTTGC